CGAGCAGCGAATCCTACCGCACCCGGATTACCTGCACAAGACGGTGTTGGAGTTAATAATGCTTTTTCAATTTTTCCAAGAGTATTAATAGAAGGAGATGGTACTGGAGCACGAGCAATTCCTAATGTTGACTCTGAAGGTAGAATTCGTACTATTACAATTCTTAGCGCTGGTGACGGATATAATACAGTTCAAGCTAGCGTTGTAGATCCTCTTTATGATTTTGATCCATCTGCTACTAATTCTACTGATGTGAGAGCAACTGTTCGTCCGATACTTTCTCCAACGGACGGGCACGGTACAGATTTAGTAGACGAACTTAAGTGTCACCATTATCTTTTATATGGTTATATTTTATCTGATGATAATGAATCAATTGGTGATACAAATACATATACCGGCGTAGGTATAGTTAAAGATCCTGATTTTACTGGTGTTACACCAAGCGTATTTGATAATAGAATTGCAGTCAATTCTCCAGATTACAATAAAGTCACTGTAAATAGTATTATAACTCAGGTAAACCAGCAAAATGAAACTACCTTTTCAGGTATAGTACACGAAATAGATTCAGCAAATGAAATTATTTACATTGCTGAATATAATAACATCTATCCTAATCAAGTTGGTCAAGATACAGCCTTTGATCTTACAAAAGACTTATTCAACGAAACAGGTCAGATCGTAGTAATAAATACTCCAATAGTAGATAACGTTACTTTTTCAGAGTATGTTCAACGTACGGGTAAAGTATATTATATGGAAGATTTTTTCCCGTTAGCAAGAAATGAACTTTCGAGAGAAGAATTCAAAATTGTCTTTGAATTTTAAAGGAACAAAATAAATGCCAATCAATACTAATCTTAATACAGCACCATATTTTGATGATTTTGATCTAGAAAATCAATATTATAGAGTTTTATTTAAACCAGGGTATGCGCTGCAAGCAAGAGAATTAACACAACTTCAATCTGTATTGCAATCGCAGATTGAACAATTTGGTGATAATATCTTTCAAGAAGGCAGTATTGTTAAAGGCTGCAACTTTACAAACTTAAATGATCTAAAATTCGTAAGATTGCAAGATGATTCTGTTAACGAAGGAACAGAATTTAACCCAACAGAATTTATTAGTAGAAGAGTATCGACTATCGAACTTCCTGGTGGAGGCGTCGGCGCAGAAGAAATTGAATATGATTGGGTTTTTCAAATTGTTGGTGCAACCACCGGCCTTATAGCAAACGTTGTTTCTGCAGCCCAAGGTTTTGAATCTAGACCACCAGATCTCAATACGTTCTTTATTAATTATTTAAATTCTAACGAAAGCGCTGGATATAAAGAATTCCAAGATGGTGAATTACTTACAATCAATAAGTATTGGTATAAGACCGGTGTTCTTGAGCCTACTGAAACAAATCCGGTTTATTCAGAATCTGGTGTTGATCAAATTGCATGCTCACAATTAGCACCAGCGCTTTTAGCAACAGGAAATTCTTTTGGTGTTCAAGCAGCGCCAGGTGTTATTTTCCAAAAAGGACATTTTCTTTTTGCCGATGCACAAACACTTGTTGTTTCTAAATACGATGGCGCACCAGATGGAAAGGCTGTTGGCTATCAAGTTACTGAAAATCTTGTTACTGCTTTACAAGATGCTAGTCTTTACGATAACGCGAATGGCTCAACTAATGAAAACGCGCCAGGCGCAGATAGATTAAGACTAACTCCTCAGCTAGTAGTTCTTAATCAAACCGTTGCAGATAATGATCCTACATTTTTTAGTTTAATTAAATACAGAAACGGTAATGCCGTTACTATTCGAGACGTCTCTCAATATAATGTTATTGGTACTGAGATGGCTAGAAGAACATACGAAGAATCTGGCAATTATATTCTTCAGGATTTTAATATTAAAACAGATAGAAGAAATGGCGACTTAAAGGCTCTCGTGGGTGCTGGTACAGCGTACGTTAAAGGTTACAGAGTAGAATCTACTTCTCCACAAGAATTTACTATCGATCCAATTTCTGGCACTGACACAATAGAACAAGTTCCAATTGGTGTTGATTATGGAAGCTTTATTAAATTAGATCCTGTTTCAGCGCACAATGGTGCATTAGAGCTCGATTTTATCGCTGTAGATTTAATGAATAGCGGGACGCCAATTGGTACTGGATTTGTTGCAAACGTAACACCTACTAAGGTATACATTTTTGGCGCTCGAATGGATAACGGACAATCATTTAGTAGCGTAAATAGAATTCGTAGAACATCTACTGGAACATATGTAGAGTTTTCTGCAGGCGCAACTCTTGAAGAATCACGGCGTGCTCCTAAAGTTTTTACATCAGGTATGACTAATGTTTCTGCAACTTCTAACGTCACAATACCAGAACGTAAAGTAGTTACTGGCGCAACTCCTACAGGAAACGATTTTGTATTAACACCAGCGGGTGGAAATAACTTTGCACTTAATCAAAGTGATGTTTTAGTTATTGATGGAAGTGGTGTTTATCACGCAGTATCTAATATTTCATACAATGTTGGCTTCACACAAATGACAATTACTTGTGCCACAACGCCGGCTTCAGGCGCTACTATTTTCTATAATGAAAATAATGTAGGTGTCACACCTTATGGTAAAGTTAGCGCAACCACTACCGTAAGGCCAACATATCAGTCAAATAAGAAAAGATATTCTCTCGGTGCACCTGACGTTTATAGGTTAGTAAGTGTAACAGACGTGAATGGTCGTGATGTTACGCCAAGTTTCAGATTAATTAATAACCAAAAAGATCATTACTACGATTGGTCTTATATTGAATATGTATCAGGTTCAGGAGAACCACCAGCAGGAACAGTCATTGAAGTAGAAATTGAAGTATTCCAAATTAATTCAACAACAGGTGAATATTATTTCACTGTTGACAGTTATCCTAACGGATTAAATCCAAGCGATATTCCAATTTATGTCGCAGAAAATGGTAACAGATACAACTTAAGAGAGTGTTTTGACTTCAGACCTTACATTAGTCCACATCCAAGCTTTGGCTATGTAGATGTTGGTGCTAATTTTATTAACGATAACGTTGATACTCTCGATAGAGACTTTACTACTTGGGGAGCACCATTAGTTCCAGCACAAGGATCATACGGACAAGCAGATATTGATTATTATTTGTCAAGATATGATCTTATTGTATTAAGCTCTTATGGCAACATGGAACTTATCAAAGGTGAAGAAGAATTAACGGCTGCACCGCCAAAAGTTGAATCCGATAAACTGGCAATTGCAGAAATTTTTATTCCCGGAAATCCTGCGTTAAGTCAAGCTGAAGCTGCAAATCAAGGTAAAAGGGAATACGGAGTAAAAGCGAAACCTTTGGGCGCTCGAAATTATACGATGAAAGATCTTCAAAAAATTGAAAGAAAAATTGAAGGCTTAGAATATTATATTTCATTAAATCAATTAGAATCAGAAACTTCTAATTTAGTAGTTACTGACGAAAATGGTTTAAACAGATTTAAAAATGGATTTGTTGTAGAGCCATTTAACGATTTGAATTTAGCCGATATTCGAAATCCTCGATATAGCGCAGCAGTCAAATTTAATCAAAAGATTCTTACTCCAGCAGTTATAACGTTCCCAATTGATTTGAAATATGCTAGCTCAACTAATTCATCTATTTTCCCTGCGCTTGGAGATACTCAAGTAGTTACACTTGAAAGAAATTCTCACGTAGATATTATCAATCAACCATTCGCTACAAACTCAAGAAATTGCGTAAGTAATTTTTATAAGTACGTAGGTTTAGGATACGTATCTCCTCCTTATGATGGGGCTTACGACACTACAGTTAATCCTGTTAATATCGATATAGATTTAACTGAGCCTTTAACTGAGCTTATTGATAACATTCAAGAAATTTCGCCATTAACAGACACTACAGTTACTACTACTGGCGCAAATGTATGGACCGGTGGTGGTACACAGACTACAGTAACTTCAAGCTTAGAAATTTCTGGCGGGGCATCTATTACACAAGAAGTTGGAGAGTTCGTTACAGACTTTTCAATGAATCCTTACATGGCTGCACGAGATATTAAAATCTTTATGTCGGGTTTGAGACCAGATACAAGACATTATTTTTGGTTTGATAAAGTAGACATTAATAATAGAGTCCATCCTGGCTCAGCAGCAAATAAAGTAGAACTTGTATCACGACAAGGTGCTAGAGGTGCTGCAGTTACTTCAGATTCAAATGGAGTATTAAGAGCAGTCTTTGCATTGCCTGCAAATACGTTCTTTGTTGGTGAAAGAATATTAGAAATTTATGATGTTAGTCAATATACAAATATCGAATCTGCTTCTACTTCTGGAGGTTTTTGCTCTTATAACGCATATAATTTTTCAATCGAAAAAGCTTCATTAACTGCAACAACGAGATTCCCAACTTATGATGTTTCTCAGGTTACTACAGTAAGGAACTTACCACAAAGACCAATAGTAACTAACGATCCATTAGCACAAACATTCTTTATTAAAGAAGGAATGGGTGCAGGATCTAAAACAGTTTATGTTTCTAAAATTGATTTGTACTTTAAGAGAAAGAGTGCGATCAACGGCGTTACGGTTCAATTAAGAGAAGTCTTAAATGGATATCCTACAAGCAAGATTATTCCTTTCTCATCTATTCATCTTACGGCTGGGGAAGTAGCAACATCAGATGATGCATCTGCAGTAACAACTGTTGAATTCCAAGCACCTGTAAGACTTGATACTGAAAAAGAATATTGTTTTGTTGTTCAGCCAGATGCTAACGATCCAGATTATTTGATCTTTACATCTAAGGTTGGTAATTTAGACTTAACGCCTGGACCAACTAACGGACTTCCGGTAGTACAAGATTGGGGTGACGGTGTTCTCTTTACTTCGACTAATAACAGAGCCTGGAAATCTTATCAAGACGAAGATGTTAAATTTACTCTATATCGTCATAATTTTAATCAGTCTAGTGGTTCTGTTACCCTTACGAATAATGACAATGAGTTTTTAACAGTATCTAATCCAACTGGTAGATTCGACAAAGGTGAAATGATTTATGCTCTTAAGCCTTTACAAGGTTCTACGCAGTCTAACATTAGTATGGTTCTTGGAACAAACATTATTACTGGTGTAGACTTAGATGATACTTATCAAGTTGGTGAATACATTTTCGTTGAAAACGCAGGACAAACTGAAAAAGATCTTTTTGAAATTGAATTAGTAACTGCCACACAAATTACCACAGTTAAACCATCATCGTTCACAACTAACATTACGGGTGGAACTGGTACTCCGGCGGTTGTCGGCAATTTATCTTATTATAATTTTAGAAATCCAACTACAATGTACTTAGAAGCTTCCTCTGCATCTACAAAAGTTTTCGCAGCTAGCGATACTATTGTTGGTCTTGATAGTGACTCTCAAGCTACTATCGTTTCAGTAGATGATATTTCTATTAGTTATTTTCAGCCGCTTATTAACAAATCAAATGATGCAGCTACAAAAACTACTCTTACAGGAGAGTTTATTGATCCAGCCGCGCCATTATCTTCTTATACAACACCGCTTAAATTTGCTGACGATAATGTGTTTAATACGAAAGGTGCACTTATCTATAGTCATTCAAATGATCCAACAAACTTAAAAGCATTCAATATAATAGTAAACGCCCAAAACGGTGGAAATAATACTAGTACTCCAATTATTGACGTTGAAACTTCTAAGCTTTTATGTTATCAATATAAAATTACTAATAGCCCAGATACTACTGCAGCTTACATTGGTAAAAGAATTGAGCTTGCTGCAGATTTAGATGCAGAAGACATTCAAGTTATATTGACTGCCTATAAGCCAATTGATACCGATATTAAAGTTTATGCTCGACCACAAAATATTCACGATAGTGATAGTTTTGATTCGATTCCTTGGATTGAATTAGAATTAATAGAAGGAGTTGGAGTTTTTTCTTCTTCTACAAATATAAGAGACTGGAGAGAATTTACGTATAAAATTCCAGATTCATCTAAGGTTGGCGGGGTTACTAGTTATGTAACACCTACAGGTGGAACGTTTGAAGGATTTAGGAGGTTTGCAATTAAAATTGAATTATTGTCTGAAAACAATTATGTCGTTCCAAGATGTAAAGACTTTAGAGCATTGGCACTATCATGAGCGATTTTAAAAAAGATCCTAGTAGCGGTGCAGTTTTAAATACTGATCGTGAAGCCTTAAATAAATACAAATTAGAAAGAGCGTATTATAGAAAAATAGATACGCTCTATCATGACGTAGTTGAAATTAAAAAGACTATCCTTGCTATAAGCGAAAGAATAGAAAAATTGGAATCAAAAGAAAATGTCTAAAGCTATAACAAATATTACAACTAGCCAAACGTTTCAAGCTTGGTTTGAAAAAACCAATGAAATGGTAGATATTTTTGCATCTGACGCAGTAACCGCATCTGCTAGTGGTGATACAACAACCGGAAGTGCTACTTTAACAGGTAATTTTACAGCTGATACGTTGATCGGTAATGTTTCGACAGATCAAATATCAGCGGCTACACCTGGACAAACGATTACATCATCAGCACCAATTTCGATTACAAATGGGTCGGGAGCAACATGCGCAACTTTTAATTATGGCTCTGGTGGTGGAAGAACGAGTTATACAAATGGGTCGTTAACTTGGGAAACTGGTTTAGAAAGCAATTCCCCAGGTAATTTTATTATCGATACAGGATCCGGTACTCGAAAGTTTTTATTATCAACAACGGGCGCGCTTACTGTTCCCTATCTAACAACAACTGACACTATTACATGTGGCACAGATATGGATGTGAGTGGAACACTTACAGTTGATGGTTTGGCAACGTTTAGTGGCGGAATCGATGGATTAGATACTACGGGTGTAACAGAAGACCCTAGTGGAACATACTCATCTGGCACTTTATATTTTACAAGAGCAAGGGCTGGAGAAGCACTCAGTTCTGGCACAAACATTTCTTTAACTGATGTTGCCGATGATAAAAAACAAATTAGTGTATCAAATACGCCAGCTTTTACAACTATTAGAGTAGCTGAGGGAGTTGCAACGAACGGATTCGACGCATCTGGTCTAGGTGCTCAATTAACTACGATTTCAACCGGCACTGGTGGGTTTGATGAAACCCGTGCGGTGATTAATGTTGGACACGGTCCAAATGCACTTGGTAATGGTCCAAGCCAATATCTGAAAGCAATGGAGATTGGTTTTATACAATCGTCAGTTCCAAACAAATTTTATGTAGGATCAGACCTTTACGTTGGCGGTGATATTAGCCACGGATCCGGAGCTGAGCCTGCGTACATTTTGGTTAGGAATCAGATAAGAATAAACAGCTCGGATAGTGCAGGTCTCGGAGAAACAATTCGATTAAATGGTGAAGACGGATCTATCGTTGCCGAAGGCGATATCACAGCGTTTGGTTCAGTATCTGATATTAATTTAAAAGAAAACATTGAGGTTATTCCCAACGCACTCGATAAAGTAGCACAAATTAGAGGTGTTACGTTTAACTACAAAGATAAGCCTAAAGAAAAAATGACTGGCTTGATCGCTCAAGAAGTAGAACAAATACTTCCAGGAGTTGTTTATAATGTTGAAAATGACAATAAGACAAATTTCAAAGCTCTTCGTTATGGACAGGTTGTTGGACTTCTCGTAGAAGCAATTAAAGAACTTCAAACAAAAGTGGACGAACTGGAGAAAAAATGCTCGTGTAATAACGATCAGAATTCTTAGTAAATTGATTATTTGGTCTTATAAATAAGAAATAACGATAAGGTACAAGGCTAAAGCATGGCTAAGATTTCAGAATTACCTCCTATTACTGGTGCCAATACCAGAACAGAAGACCTGTTCGTTATCGTCAATCTTGTTCAAGGTGACGATGGTACTAGTAATATTACTAGAAAGGAATTAGTCGAAGCAATTCAGTACGAGATATTCTCTCGCATTACAATCACTGGAGGTACTATCTCTGGTGTAACCATGTTTAATTCTCTTATTCGTAACGTCGTCATTGACGATTCGAATATAGAAGACTCTTTCATAACTCGCACAGATTTTAATGAAGGTACTTTAAGAAATTCTGATGGTGACAATTTAGATATTATTAATTCAACGTTTAATGAAGGTACATTAGACGATAACGATCAAACAAATCAACGAATTTCGGATTCTTCATTTACCCTTGGCTCGATTACAGATAGCACAGCAGCTAATGTAACAATCACAGATTCTTCATATAGTGATGGCGTAATTTTTGACGTTGTTGCTAATACGATGACGATTACTGATTCATCTTTTGATGACGGTACTGCAAATAATATTGTTATCACCAACTCTGAGTTTAATGATGGCACTGGTAACAATGTCGTACTAACAAACTCTACTATCGATGATTCGACAATCACTGATTCAACTGCCAACAATGTTTCGATTACTCAATCGACATTTACTGATGGTGCAATCTTCGATAGCACAGCAAACAACGTTACAATTACACAATCAGTATTTGATCTTGGTGACGTTACTAATTCAAATGGTGATAATTTAACTATCATTAACTCTTCGTTTGCTGATGGTACAATTACTACAACTGATATTACTAGTAGCAATTTTTCGAATGGTGATATTTTTGATTCTAATGCCAACAACGTAACAATTACACAATCATTGTTTACTGATGGTAATATCACCGATTCTAATGCCAACAACGTAACAATTACACAATCATTGTTTACTGATGGTAATATCACCGATTCTAATGCTAATAATGTAACGATTACGCAATCATTATTTACTGATGGCACTATTACAGATTCAACCGCTAATAATGTAACGATTACTCAGTCAGATTTTAGCGATGGAACTGGAAACAACAATTTATTTACTAGCACCACACTCGATAATTCTATTATCATTAACTCCGATTTTAGTGATGGTACTGGTAATAATAACGTATTTACTAATACAACGTTAGATCAATCAACTATTCAAAACTCTATTGGTCTCGATCTTAATATTAGCGAATCAAAGTTTGATGAAGGTACTTTATCTCAATCTACCTTCTCAGGCGGTCAAATTATTGACTCGGAACTTGCTAACTTCGAAATGGAGTTGGAAGAAATCTTTGATCCTAATATAGACGAAGAGTCTTGGTTTGCATTAAAGAACGTGCAAACCGGTGAAACTGAAAAAATTACTTATAGACAGTTCTTTGATGAGATTTCTAAAACAGTTTCTCAAGCTCTTAAAATTCACGTAGATGCATCATCTGGTAGAGATGAGTGGCCGGGTAGTTCACTTCAGCCCGTTAAAACATTGGAAAGAGCTTGTGAATTAGCCCTTGAAAAGGCCGGCGGTGTATTTGATAGAAACGATGTTAATAATGCTGTACATATTTCTGTTGGCCCAGGGACTTATTACACTAAGGGTAATCTTGCAATTCCAGATGATTGTTCTGCAACATCTACATCTGGACAATACGCCACAGTAATCGAGGCTTTGCCTGGTTACGAAAACAGCAACTGTTGGCTAGTAGGTTCAGGTTGTTATTTACAGGGTTTCTCATATACGAATTGGAAAGTTGACAACTTCGATTATCCAGAAGGTGGATTTGCTGTAGCTTATCGACCCGGCGCAAAACTAAGACGTTCACCATATTTGAGGGACTCATCTCAGCTATCTAACTTCTTACGTGCTGATGTAGAACCACCTCTCAACCCCTTCAATTCTAAGGGAACTATTGCTGACTTAGGTTTTGAATTCATTTTAGAAGTTGGACATACAGGACAATTTATTGAAGGTGATTGGATTAAATTCTCAAGCGGCGCTGAAGCCTATATTTCTTGGGACGATTCAATGGACGCCGCATTAGGTTTGCCTGGTGACTTAGCCACTTTGAGAAAAATCAGAGTTCGCAACCTTAAAAATGGTCAAGGCTACTCGATAGGAGATACTGTTTTAAGTCAATCTGGCGGCATTGGTACTATTGAATCTATTGGTATTGATGACTTTCCAAATAGAGAAGTTGGACGTGGTGGAGGTTGTTTCTTAGGAGATCGCCGTGTACTCGATCCAGATTCACTTTATACTTATTGTTTGTGTTTTGGTTTTACACCGCGTACTCAAAACGGCATCGGATATGTTGCTCGAGATGGTGCTGGTGTTAACGGTATTGGTTCATTGTCAATCTTCACACGTTGTGCATTTTATGCATTGAACGGCGGTCAGGTCACGTTGAACAACTCGGGTTCTCAGTTTGGTGACATTTCAATGAGAGCTAAAGGATCTACACGAGTCTTCCAACCAAAAGGGATGAACGAAGCATTACTTCTTAAGAACGAAGCTTTTGCTGATACAATTCAAGAAAATGCAAACACTATCATTGATGACGTCGTTGATTTCTTAACTGCAAACACCGCAGACGGTGGATTAGGTTATACCGGATATAATGCAGGAAAATGTGAAAGAGACGCTGGAATTATTATTGATGGTGTTGGATTAGACGTACAATTAAATTCAAACTATTGGGGTAGACTTGCAGGTATTACATATCGAAGCCCAATTTCATATACAGTTATTAATGACCAATTAGAACCAACCATAGGTGCTAATCAATATCTTCAAGAAAGAATTCAAAACATATTTTCTACTAACTCGGAAATTATATCTCGAGCAAATACGAGTTTCCAAGAACTTTATAATATTACTGAATACGGTGAAGAATATGATAATGGATTAATTTTAACGCCTACCGGCAATACTCAAATGACTGCCGCTGCAGAGTTAATCCAAGACAACAAAGAATTTATTCAAAACGAATTTATCGATTGGATTGATAATAACGATTTATATTTTACTTATGATAGTGCTAAGTGTCGTAGAGATACCGAGGATTATATTATTCCTGCTGTTTATTACGATACATTATTAGACACTAACTATAATTCAATCACAGCTGGTGGCGCATACTATATGTCAACGGCTGCTAAAGTTATTGACAAACAAAAAGAAGAAACAATATCAGCTTATAAGAGGCTTAAAGATCAAATTAACTTGGTCGTAGAAAATATTTCTCCTGAAGCTACAATTAAAACTGATAAATCAATGGACTATATCATTGATATTTTAGCTAATGCTGGAATTAAGTTTAGTCCTACCAATGCAACATATGATCCTATTACTGGATATATGATGTTAAAAATTGGAACTCATAGTTTACAAGTTGGACAAAAGATTTTAATTGCTCCAAATAGCATTACATTCACTTGTTTGAGCGATAATAATGTTGTACAAATTTCTCATCCTCGAGTAACAGATCCAATTTATAATAAGCCAGTTTATATTGAAGCTGTAACTGGAACAACTATTACAGTTAACGTTGGTAATGCAAACGGTTATACTGGTGTTCATACGTTTGTAAGTGCTCAAGAAAATTCAATTTCAATCGTCGGCGAGGAAATTACTTTTAGTGATAACCCTGCTATTGACGTATCGAGAAGAAACGCTCGTAAACAACTTCAGTCAAATCGTGGTTATATTGAAGATAATTTAGTTGGTTGGATCAATAATAACTATTATGTTTATGATCAAAACAAATGTAAGAGAGACACCAGCGAATATATTTTACCTGCTGTTCAAAGAGATCTTATATTAGGAACTAACTATAACTCTGTTCAGGCTGGAAAAACTTATTATACGGGCATTGCTTCTAAAGTAATTAATGATCAAAAAGTTGAAACATCATCTGCGTTCAGTGATCTTAAGTCTAATGTTCTTGCTCTAGTTTCTGATACTTCAAAAGATAGAGCTAATACAGCGTTTAATGAAATTATCGATATTCTTGATAATGGATTAGGAAACGCAGATACGATTACATGGTCTGATCCAGCTTCTTATAGAGCAAGGTATACACCAACCTTTGCAACTTATAATCCTACAAATGGCCAGGCAGTTATTACTCTCGGTAATCACAGCGTTGCTGTTGGAGAATATATTGAAATTCTTCCATACGGATTAACGTTTACTTGTTCGCAAGACGGAGATGCAACGGAGCATTCTTATCCTAGAATTGGTGATGGAAACTACTTAGTACCAGTTGTCGTAACAGCAAATACTGCAACATCAATTACTTGTAATGTAGGTGTAGGTGCTGGTGGAGTTCATACTTTTGTAAGCGCGCTTGAACAATCTGTTTCTTCTAGAAGTTATAACTCTAATGGACAATATGCAAGAGAGCAATTACAAGCAAATAGAAGTTTCTTGCAAGAAGAAGTAATTGCTTATCTTGACGCCAATTACTTTACATTCGATGGCGATAAGTGTTCTCGAGATACTGGTCTTATTTTAGATGCGGTTCGTAGAGATGTTGCAACTGGATCTAACTATAATTCGGTTTTTGCTGGATTAGCGTATCGATCAGGTAACGCTTCAACAGAAGTCGTGATTAATGAACAGCTTACAGAAACTGTAGCAGCAATTACTTATGTCAAGCTTCAAATTGCTCAAGAATTATCAGGTGCTTCTTTAACAAGATCTAACGCCGCGTTTGATGAAATTATTGATATTCTTAATAACGGCACAGGTAACGCCGATCCTATTACATTCGGCACTGCATCAGTTAGCGCTAACGAAGGGCAAGCTCAAGCTACACTTCAGGCAAACAAAACATTTTTACAGGCTGAAATTACCGCTTGGTTAGCTATCAACCATCCTAATCTAGTTTATGATCAAGCTAAATGCGAAAGAGATGTTGGATATATTGTAGACTCAGCCTCTTGGGATATTTACAATGGTTCTAATGCAGCGTCAATTAATAATGCTAGACTTTATTTTGATAACGCTGTAGCAATTTTACCAGAAGATCAAAGAGTTCCAACTTCAGAAGCGTTTAAGCATTTGGCCTACGTTGCTGGAGAGATTGTTCGAAATAACAGTGTTGTTCCTAGCGAGGGTAATGCACAATCTCAAACTCTTACGTCAGACGCTGGTATTACAGTTTCAGGAAAAGTACGATCATTAATTAGAATCGTAAGTGATGCTATCGAAAGTGAAAGATTCGAGTTCCCGGCTTATGTAGAACCAACAACAGAAGCTGGTTTTGAAAATGCAGTAAGAGATATTTTTGGCCAGACTTTACGTCTTCAAGATGACGTTATTGAGTATTTACAAAGAGATCAAAACGGTCTTGCTTATAACGAATCTAAGTGTAAAAGAGACATTGGTCTTATAGTTGACGCAATATGTAAAGATGTCGAATACGGTGGTAATGAATCTTCTATTGAAGCTGCTTTATATTATTTTGAAGCAAGATCTTCTTTTGATATTGCTGATAGCACACCTATCATTGAAAAGTTCAATATTCTTCCTCCTGAACAAAGAGCTCCAACACAGGCTGCGTTTACACATTTAGCAAGTGTTGCGAGTGATATTGTACAAGAAATTTCTGTTACACCAACTGCTGGTAATCTTATAACACAAGACACTACTGGAACCCCAGCAAACGCTGCAACTGGCGCAATTGTTTCTGATCTTATTACAATTATTGTTGATAATATTGGAATTGGATCACCAGATAATATTCCTAGTATCATTGAACCTAACTTTGATCCTAATAGAACTGTAGCTAGACAAGCAATTCAAGCCAATAAAGAATTCTTAACAAATGAAGTTATTAATTTCATCAACGACAAATACTTTGTTTATGATGATGCTAAGTGTTCAAGAGATGTTGGTTATTTGCTCGACGCTGTTAAAAGAGACGTTCTTACTGGGTCTAACTTTAATTCAGTATTCAACGGTTTATCATATCGTTCCGGCACACTTGGAACAGATAAAGTTGTAGATTTTCAATTGTCTGAAACAATTGCAGCCCTCGAGTATGTTAAGACTCAAGCAGCAGCGCAAATTACTTCAGTTAATGCCCAAGCAAGATTTAATGCGGGTTTCGACGAAATCATTGATATTATGAAAAACGGTCAAGCCTCTGCTGACGTGATTAGCTTTGGTACACAAGGCCTTGCAAACAATAGATTGTTTGCAGCAAGCAACCTTCAAGACAACGTTGAATTCTTAAAGAAAGAAATGACTGCATATTTGCAGGATAATTATTTCACATACGATGACGCTAAGTGCAGAAGAGATGTTGGTTTAATTTTAGACGCGGTTCAAATAGATTTGTTAACCGGATCTAATTTTGCTTCAGTATACGCCGGTCAAGCATATGTAAATGGTGCAGCTGCACAAACTCTTGCAAACGAAAAAGTACAAACGATTGCATCTTTCTCAAGATTAAAAGAAGAAGTAGCAAACGACATTAATGCTACTGCTGCTATTAGAACAGATGCAGCCTTTGATGAAATCATTGATATCATTGATAATGGCTCAGGTAACGCCGATCCTCTCGTCTTTACAGACCCAGGACTTGTTACTGAAAGACTATATGCTCGCCAGCAACTTCAAGCAAACCGAGCATTTATCATTCAAGAAATTACTGCTTGGATTGCAGAAAACTTACCGGAATATGATGCAGTTAAGTGTGAAAGAGATATTGGTTACATTATCGACGCAGTAAGAAGAGATTTAATTCTTGGCACTAATCATAATACTATTACAGCTGGTGACGCGTATTTGAGATCTAATTCTGCATACGTACTCAGTGATCAAAGTGTGTATACGATTGCGGGTGTAGAATACGCAAGGGACCAAGTTAAAGCTCTTGCAAATGTTACTCAAGATGCTCTTATTGATACTCTTTTCCAAAGGGTAATCGATGTTTTGAATGGAACAGTTACTACATATACAGTTCCTTCTTATCCAACAACATCTGGAGCAACTTATCAAGATGCAACTAGGATAGCTGCAGTAACAGCCATTAGAACAAATAGATCTGTAATCGTTAGTGACGTGATTGCAGGAATCGCAACATTCTACCCAGAACTTGAATACGATCAAGCCAAATGTCAGAGAGATGTTGGTTATATTATTGATGCAATTTCACATGACGTTAAGTATGGTGGTAACTCTGCTACGATTAGAGCAGCGGATGCTTATTTTGCCGGCACAGTATCTCAATTAGGCGCAGAAGAAGTTATTCCAACAATTTATGCTTACACTAATTTGAAGAGCTTAATCAACGGGTATGTTACTACACAAACTGAGCAAGATAACGTCAATGATCTTATTGATATTATTATAAACGTTATTGATGCTGGAACTGTAGCAGGATTACCCGTAGTGGTTGAACCAACACTTGCAGGTTTAACTACTACAGAGCACGACGATATTCTTGCTAACCAATCAACGATTGCTACTAATACACCAACATACATTAACACAAATTATCCGGTGTATGATGTAGCTAAGTGTGAAAGAGATGTCGGTTTTATTGTAGACGCTATATCGCATGACGTTCAATACGGAACAAATAGAGGCACTCGTTCAACGGCTCTTATGTATTTTAATAATGAAGAAACCAATGTATTACCGATTCTTCAGAGATCTGAAACAAATAGTGCTTATGAACGCTTAGCATCTATTATGAGTGACATTGTTACTGAGACTTTAATAACCCCTTCAACCGGCGTAATATTGACTCAGGACACTTCAGGAACACCTGCAACCGCTACTGAAGCAGCTACTGTTTTAGAATTAGCAACTGCAATTGCTAACGCTGTTGCTGCTGAAACTCCAGATAATATTCCGGCGGCTATTGAGCCAGATCAATCTTGGGTTGCTGCAGATTATCAATCTGCTAGTGATCTTATCGTTGCTACTAAGTCAACTTATCAAGATTACATTGTTCAAGAATTCTTGGCAATTAATTACTCAAATGAAGTTTGTGAAAGAGATCTTAACTATGTAATTGATGCAGTAAGAAGAGACCTAGTTATTAATAGTAATCATCATACAGCAACAGCTGCTAATGCATTCTTAAGAGCTTCTTATGTTGATAGTGCTCTTGGCCGAGAAGCCGAGCTTGTAGTTATTAACTTTGCAAGAGAACAAATTAAAGCTTTACCTAATATAACAAGTGATGCGACAGTTGATGTACTCTTTAATACTATCACCGACGTTTTAGATGGAAGTACTACTAGCATTATACCTTCTGTGTTTAATAATACGGCTGGATCAACTTACGAAACAGCAGATAGAATAGCTGCAGCTACAGCCCTCGTTAATAACAGATCTACAATACTCAGCGATCTTACGACTTGGATTCAAGCTAATCGTCCAGAAATTTATTATGATAACGCCAAATGTACACGAGACATGGGTTACATTATTGACGCTGTACGTAGGGATCTTATTTTAGGTGGTGATTATAATACAATTACCGCAGGTAACGCATACCTTAGACCTACTAGTGGTTATCCAGATAATGAACAGGTTGAAGCAACACTTGCTGCGATTAATTACACTAGAGACTTAATAACTCAACTACCTGGTGTTCAAAGTGTTGGTGAAATATTTGATCTCTTTAGAACTGTTACTCAGTGTGTTGATGGTACGGTAACGTCTATTCAATTCCCAACATTCCCAGCAACACCTGGTGCAACTTATCAAACAGATGATAGGCAACAAACAGTAGGTTTGTTGCAAGGTGCAAAAGAAAATATAGTTGAACAAGTAATAGAATATGTTGCTGCGACTTATCCTGCATTAGTTTATGATCAAGCTAAGTGTGAAAGAGATACTAGGTTTGTCATTGATGGATTGTGTCATGATGTTTTATACGGCGGTAACACAGCAAGTAGGCTTGTAGCAGATTCATATTTCGAAGGAACTAATATTCTCCTAGGTTCTAGTCAAGAACAGACTGCGACTGCAGACGTCTACGGTCAATTGAAAACCTTCATAGGTGCTTATACTAGTATTGTTGCTGCACAAATTCAAACAGATATTGAAGCTTTGCTCGATATTACTATTGATGCAATCACAGCTGGTTCTACTGCTGGCATCCCTGCAGAAATAGAAATTGATACATCTGGTTTAGATATTACTGAGTTTGATGAAATGTCTAATAATCAAGCTTCAGTCATCTCTGATGTAGTTGCTTGGGTTAATACCAATTTCCCAACTTATGATGTTGCTAAGTGTGAAAGAGATGCAGGATTTGTAATTGACGCAGCAGCTTATGATACTAAGTACGGTGGTAACACGGCAAGTAGGTTGGCTGCTATTGCGTATTTTGACGGAACAGTAAGTCAGCTTGGAGATGCTGCCGAGGTTGCTGCATCTATTGCGGCTTACACAGAATTAAAATCTCTTGCAACCGCATATGTTGTAACGGGAGTAGAACAAACAAGAGTTGAAGATTCTATCGATATTGTAATAGATGCACTTGTTGCTGGAAATACAGACTCAATACCGGCGGCAGTTGAACCAACTACAACAGGATTGTCAATT